ACTAGCAGAACAGAAAGGATACGACCTAGAAGTATACATGCTAGGTGAGGATTTTGAACGTGAGCAACTAATGGAAACATTCCCAGGTGCTAGAACATTCCCTCAAATTATAGTGGACGGTGAGAAGATAGGCGGATATGATAACTTTAAAGTATTAGTTTTGAGGGCAGTAAATGATTGAAGGAGATCCTCCACTACATTGGGACGTAGTTACTTGCGACAGGTGTTGCAAAATGTCCTATATATCTATAGTGGATGAATGGGATTCCGATGATCGGTTCTGCCCAAATTGCGGCATTTCATTCGACGTAACTGAGAGTGAAAACAATGACTATGAAGACGACATTAACTAAAGAACAGAGGAGTAGATGCCCTTGGCATTATCGCGGAATAGAGTTCGTTCCACCCGAGCCGTGGAGTCACGAAGACGCGTATGGTTTCGTGTACTTGATAACGAACAGAGCCACCAACAAGAAATATGTTGGAAAAAAGTTCTTCTGGAGTCAGAAGACCCTACCAATAACCAAGACAAGGAAAAGAAGGAAGCGAACTCTGGTTGAATCCGACTGGAGAACATATTGGGGTTCCAATACGCATTTAGTCGCAGATGTTGAGCAAATGGGCACTGATATGTTCCATAGAGAAATCCTGCATATGGCTAAGAGAAAGGGAGAACTATCTTATATGGAAACTAAAGAGCAATTCGACCGAGACGTGTTACTCACTGAGGACTATTATAATGGCATCATTGCTTGTAGAATAGGTGGCCAAACAGTTAAAAATTTAGTGAAAATAAGTGAAAATAAGTGAAAATAAGTGTTTACATTTAACTCAAAGTGTGGTATAATATACCTATTATGAATAATATAATTAACTTTCCATTAGAACGCAGAGAGACCCAAAAGCAAGAGGAGCAAGAAGTTGCAGAATTTCTTGTATCCGAATCGGGTGAAATCACTGCTTTCATATTGGATGAAATTGATAACCTAATGGATGAAATATCCGAACAAGGAGAACACGACCACTTCGATGGTTTTGATTTTCGTGTGGAAGATAATCATGAATCAAAAGATATGTTTGTACTGGCCAATCTAATGAACTCAATGTTCCTAAGATTCTATGGTATCGAACATACCTTACATAATGAACTAGATGAACTATATAACACAATAAGCGAGATGCATAAAAACAATGATATTACTTGATTATAGTCAGATCGCACTATCCAACATCATAGTGCAAAAACTAAACGATGAGAACATGATACGTCACATGATACTAAATTCTATTAGGATGTACAATAAGAGACACCGTGCCGAATATGGCCAAATGGTTATCTGTGCAGACGGCATGAATACTTGGCGCAGACAGTACTTTCCCGAATACAAAGCAAAACGTAGAAAGGGTAAAGAAGAATCAACTATGGATTGGAACGAGATATTCCGTATTGTTAATCTAGTCCGTGAAGAAATCCAGGCCAACTTACCATACAAGGTCATACACATAGAAGGTTGCGAGGCCGACGATGTTATTGGTGCTCTTACTATGGAAACACAAGAGTTTGGTAAGGGTGAACCAGTAATGATCATCTCTTCGGATAAAGACTTTATCCAATTGCAACGTTATAAAAATGTTAAACAGTGGAGTCCTATTCAAAAGAAAGCAGTAGGCGATAAGAACCCACGAACCTATCTCTTTAATCACATCATGCGCGGTGATTCTGGTGATGGTATACCAAATGTATTATCCAAGGATGCTACATTTATTACCGAAGGCGCTAGTCAGACTCCACTAAGACAGACGAAAGTCGACCATTGGATGGAAAATGCTGACGACCTTAAAAGTCATATGACCGAAGAGGAGTACAGAAACTATCAAAGAAATAAGACTCTTATTGATTTGGCAGAGATACCAAATGCTGTACAACAAAACATTATAAGTACTTATGATGGGCAAAAACTGCCTATGAGAATGAAAGTACTAAACTATCTAATAAATAAACGATGCACACATTTGATTGAAGTCGTAGAGGAATTTTACAATGGGAACTAAATTACTAATATCTGAAGTGTTAACAAACACTGCTAAACTACTAACCAAAGCAGAGAAGATTGCTTATCTGAGGGCCAATAAATCGGCACCACTAACTGATCTATTTCGCATCAACTTTGATGATGATGTCGTCTCGCTGCTACCAGAAGGTGCTCCACCATATACACCATGCCCTAATCCGGCTGGTAACAACTTTTCAAGCCTGCATAGAGAATACAGGCAGTTCAGATACTTTTTTAAGGGCCCTGCAGGTAGTGCTCTTAAAGATAGTAAGAGAGAATCGAAGTTCGTCCAACTGCTGGAAAGTCTGCACGCAAGTGATGCAGAACTTCTCATTGCATGTAAGGATAAGTCGATGAAATATAAAGGTATTACGAAGATCATGATAAAAGATGCTTTTCCTAACCTTATAAAAGTATAACCTATAACCTAACCGGAGGCAATGCCTATTTAACAATCCCTTATATGATGATAGAATTCAATCAACCCATGGAGAGAACATATGCATGTACAAATTGAACGGCTTCGGAAAGACCAAAGAGAAGCTATATACTATCAGAAAAAACTGAAACGAAAGGGTAAGGACGATCTTGCTTATAAAATAGGCAAAAAAGTAGCTTACATGAGTCAGTTCATAGAAGAAATGGATTCAGTCAAGGGAGACTAAACCAACCAAGGCCGAGTAAATGATTATGATACACTTCACTAATACATATAGACCATTGCCAAAAAAGTTAACAATTAGGGATAGCGGTATCCATGGTCTCGGCCTCTTTGCTGTAGAGGATATATCAACTTCAACAGATTTGGGAGCAATTAGGATCAACATAAAAGACGAGTGGATAAGAACACCACTCGGAGGGTTTATAAACCACTCAGAAGATCCTAACTGTCTTGCCATTGATGTTAAGACTTACAAAAATATTTCAAACGACCACTGGTCTAAAATTACGTCATATGACCAAGTTAATCTAATTACCAGATCCGATATAAAGGCTGGTGATGAACTACTATTGCGCTACACAATGTCAGAATACGGGGGCGTTGAAACCGACTCCCTAGAAGACATTGAATTGCAGGGACATTATAAATTGATGCAGGAATCAGTTAATGGTAGATAAATTTGACCCCAAAGAGTTAAAGAACTCCAAAAGAATATTCAAATCCGCAACACCAAAATATACCTTGGATTGGTATATTAAGTGGGTTGCATCCGCATTCGTATTATCAGCAATGTCCATTAGAGGAATCGAAGGACTACACATATATGACCTATCACTCTCAGCCTTAGGTATATCTCTATGGTTGTGGGTTTCTTTCTTATGGAAAGATAGAGCACTCATTCTACTGAATGGGATAGGACTCATGTTTTTAGTAAAAAACTTGATACAAAGTGTTTACATTCTTGGCTAATTGTGATATAATATACCTTATGAATATTTTTATACTTAATGAAGACCCCGTAATTGCGGCACAAGAGCAGTGTGACAAACACGTTGTTAAGATGATCGTAGAATCAGCTCAAATGCTATCAACTGCTCACAGAATGCTAGATGGTTCTATGGAACGAAGAGCTTCTAAATCTGGTAGTATGTTGAAGTATTACTATCTCGATACTGACTTAGAAGACCAGCTATACAAGGCTTGTCACCATAACCACCCTTGCTCGATCTGGGTAAGAGAATCATCGACAAACTATGTTTGGCTGTATGACCATTTCATGGCTTTATGCCGTGAATACACTTATCGTTATAATAAGAAACATATGACTCAAACTAAATTACAATGGTTGTTGCAGAAATTGCCTAAAAATATACCAGTAGGTCTGCAGACTCCATTTAAACTAGCAATGCAAAATGAACCTCAGTGTATCACGGATGATACTGTTGAGTCCTACCATAAATACTATTTAACAAAGAAAGACCGATTCGCAATGACTTGGTCAAAAAGGCAAACGCCGGAGTGGTTTAACAATGCCAATGTATGATTTTAAAAATATAGAAACGGGTGTGATGGAAACTAGAATAA